GTTCAGACTGGGTTCGATACATATCGTACGAGAGATTTGATCGTTTTTCGGAACGAAGCTAAGACGGTTACCTTGAACTACATGAGCCTCACCGAAATTCTCGCGTCTGATATTTTCAGCATTAGAGAATTCAGGGAAGTTTTTAATGTAGTTTCTATACGCAAGGTATAGACCTCGACTAGTACAGGTGAGCGGACTGGCGAACATCTTAGTATAGAAGTCACCACCTTTCGCGCCGATCGCTGCTCCTGGGCCGGTTCTTCCATATTGAAAGAACTGGTCCAAAGAGTCAAAGATCGGCATCTGCCCAGTAGCGTCAGAAGAGAAGAAATCCCAAACGGTGCGTCTTAACTCACCGAATAGGACTTCATCCCAACTGTCGTTACACTGCAGGACCCAATTTTTACAGTCTAAATTGATCTGTAAAAACTTAAGAAGAGCTCTGTTATCATGTATAGAGGAATTATCAACCTGAAGCTTTTTCAGGAATGACTTCATAATACTGAAACAGGCGGCCTCTTTGTGTCCCAGGTCTGGAGGCGGTGTATCAACCTTCTCGAAAAAATCGATAAGGTCGGCACCGACTGCATCCTTTAAGTCAAGGATAAGGTCTTGATAAAGAGCACGAGGGGAAATCCCCATAGTGTTACTCCAAGCAAATGTTAATCGATCGAGCCTTTAATCAGATTACGGAGAGAATCGGCAGATCTCCCATCATAATGATAAATAATCGCATCCTTTACTTCGATGCGAGTATAACCATTATGAAGAAGTTGCCGAAGATCCCGGATCAAATCCTCAATTCTAACCGATTGGGTAGAACTGACGCGATCTGAGTCAGGCTGTTTTCGAGTAGCCATTTGAACCTCCAAGTGTGAAGACGAAGTGTTATCTGCTGATCTGATCGACTAAAGAGTCAATCTGATCCGGTCGAGACTCCAAGGTATCAATGACAGGTCGAATATCGATGTGAAAAACACCGTAAACGACAATGGCAGCGAGACCAAGAAGAATCTTCCGACGGGAGATAAGCCGATCACTGGAACGCCTTTTCATCAAAGGATACCAGAGACCAGCGTGTCCCCCGCGCCGGAAGCCTGTTGAGACAGGATTCCGGAAAGCAGAGACATGAGAGCTCGAATGTTTGCAGCATCATAAGAGTCCGAGCCTGCAGGCACGTCGATAGTAAGACGTGCGACGCAGAACACGGGCGCTTGATTTGCCGCATAGTTCACTCCCTTCCGAACGACACACCCGAAAGTGTTCATAGGAACACTGGGATATCGACCCGTCACGGGGTTCGCGCTCGGAAGTGCTTTTGGCACTTTCGGGCGAATGAACGTAACCGTGAAAGGATCAGACACAGAGTGAGTTCGGACGCCAGTCTGCGTACCACCAAGTGTGGTAACAGCATGCTGTTTT